TGCGCTTTAATAAGTTTCGCAACTTTGTCCAGCAAAAGTTCAAGCTTAGTAGGTGTGATTGTTTCGGTCATTAACATTTCCTTGTAAAAAATAAATCTAGTATCTAGACTTATCTATTATCACACCTAACTGCTAGTATGTAGTTACTTCTATTTCTTCCACTGCATAAGGGGTTTCATTAGTCCACCATTGCTTTCCCCACATCTTTTCAGCGTAGGCTTCAGCTTCTTGCTTAGTGTCAAATACAGACGACACTACAACATCTTCATCTACATCAATCACTTGAAACTTAAGCACAGCATTCCTTTGTTGTTTAACGGGGGTGTAGTGTACGTTACACCCAACCGTTAGCACGTAGCCGGTTGTTCTGCTTACCTTGATCTACACGAATGTTCTGGATCTCCAGATCCTGACAAGCTTTCTCATACTTGGCATAATAGCTATTACCTGCATGAAATTCATTGGTCATACCAATAGGGTTGTTTATACGGCTAGCTACATACAATAATAAAGGTTCTAGGTGACTACTAGGAAGTTCAATTTCAATATCCTTTGGCTTGAATCCGGTATCCTTATAAATAATCTTCGGATGTGCAGCACGATACACAATAGTTATGTTGTCTGTAATGAAGTCTTTATGTACATCTACTGATGTATTTACTACAGCATAAGGAACACGAAGTGTAGTCATACTAGGTGTAAAGCAAGAGTATTCTGAAGACTCATCATTCAAGGGAAACTCAACACCTGCACTGGTGTACACCCTTTCAATTTTATGAATATCATCAATAAATTCAGGTGAATCTGTATTTTCAATAAATAGAGTATCTTCCTCTGAGTTAAGAAGGTAAGTTACTTTACCTTTCTGTAAGCGTATTTCTACTCTACTTTCCTTTAAAGGAAAACGCTTATATAAAGCAGATAAACCAAGATTTATATGTGCCACCATTTGCCCGTATTTAGAAGGTAAGATGCTATCACCCGTTTCATTAATAACACCTAGTTGTACCAACTCACCATAAGCCAGTTGACTAAACACTTCAGATAATCTCATAGTAATCCTTAAACAATGTATGACCCCATGCGATCTATGGGGTCAGTATCCATATCAATATCCCACATACCGTGAGAATCAGGTGATTCTTTCATGGGTGCTTCTTCGCTTGGCTTCCAGGTAATCAAAGAACCCAACATGGATATGGTATCAATAAAATCATCATGTTTACTTCTGAAACCAGAAGCAGAAGCAAGACTTAATTCATTGACACATTCTTGCATTGGACCTTCTGGTTTTCTCTCGATAGGAAAAAACATTTTCCTAGCTTTAAACAAAGGAACCACAGTATTGAACCGTACCATTTTATTAGTATTAGGTCTAATCCCTGGCTTGGTGTCATTACCCTCTGAAGCCAAGGGGAAATAAATATTCCTTGTCATCATTTCACTCTGGATCCATTGAATGAATCCACCTTGTTGTCCAGTAACCTCAATACCCACGCTTTGTGGTTTATACATCTGAGCCAACCTAAACAGGTCATTGATGTTGGCATCCATCAATTGACGCTTGCACACACCATCTACCCACAGCCAGTCACCTACGTTGTTGTAGGCCCAGACACTGATCACACTGAAATCAGCACTTTGCTTAACAGATGTAGCGAAGTCAGTAGTAATGTAGAAGTTGAACCGTCCCTTGTTCTTTACTACGTTGTCCAGCTTGTACCAACCGATGTCGCTATCCTGAATCATGCGATCTTCATCGCTCATAATCCTAAGCATCAACTCTTGGTTGAATGTCTCGATCTTTCCTGACAACACTGCCTTGTCGTACTTACCCTTGACATACTCATAAGTAAAGCGGTCTTCCCAGCTACCTTTGAAATCTTCCTTGGTACATGGGAATTGCTCACACACGGGGAACACATTGACACCCCATGCACCACTTTCCACTGCTTTATACAAAGGATCCTTGGCATTGAAGGGTGTGCCACTCCAGATGATCAGGTTCTTAGTTGGGTGTAAGGCATAGTCCACTGCCTTGTACACAGTGTCCTCTACAGCACTGATCACAGTAGCAGATCGTGCATCCTCGTCGCTGATCAAGTCATCTAGTACTGCTAGCTGTGGCCTAGTACCCAATTCCTTAGCACCCCGTACACCAGTCTTAGCACCATACCCTTTCACAATGAACAGCTTACCATCAGCATTCTTGAACTCCCACCTGATATCTGTGAACCTGGTTTCGGGCACATACATCTTCAAGAAGTCAGAATTTTCCCAGCGATACTCTAGGTTCTTCCTCATGTTCTTAACACCATTCTCAATGGAGTCACTGACATACAAAGCCAGATCTACCTTACCGAAGCCAGGAACCTCACCATAGGTGGCGATATAAAGAAACAGGTACTCACCCATTAAGGTAGTCTTTGCAATACCCCGGTGACACAGGTTAACCACCCTCTCACCACGCTTAGTCAGTGTATCCAACATCTTGTAGTGAACCACTGGTGTCTTATGCTCTTCACCTTGGTTTCCATTCACCAGCTTAATGAAGGTAACAAACTCTAAAGCAAAGTCACTAGGTACATACTTGGAATCAACTACATAGCTGGTTTGGTTTAAGTAGTCTTCTACCTTCATGGGTGTATCTACCATTACATCTTTCTTTACAAGTTAATAACTGTAACTGTAGTAAGCTTAGCTACACTAATAGATCCCACCTTTACAAAGGAAGCAGTTTCCAAAGAATCATTATCAGCATAGTTAACAGTAACAGTGTAATTAGCATCGGTAAGGAAAGGGACAGCGTTAAAAGTAACAGTACCTGTAGCTCCTGCAAATGCTGGTGTAGTGGTAGCAGCAGAAGCTGGAACTATAGAAGTTGCGCTAACGTTCTTCTTAACTGAAGTAGCAGAATTTAGACACTCAATGTGATACCTAGCGAGAATGTTGTTACTTGCTTGTGCAATTGGAATTGTGTATATAACATTGATAGGGGAAGCATTAATATTTGGCATAATTTTCCTAAGTAGTGAAAAAAAATAGACTAAACAATTGTAACCATAGGTGAATCATTGATGTTTACTTCCGTTGTTTCAACATCAATAGTAAATTTACTATGGGCCACATCTAATGCAGTCATAGCACCCGCTTCCATCATTAGCCTTTGTTGCCTACTCAACTCAAGAGTAGTAGCCCTTAACGCGGCGATAGTAGAATCTTCTTTAATACCAATCTCTAACTCTACCTTCTGAGTCTCTGGCATCTTCAAGTGAGTTAACAAGCTATTAGCCGCATCACAGCGCACCTTATCACTATGACTAGAAACCATGAGTTCAGCCTGCACATTAAGAGCCTTCTGATACAGGTCTTGGTTAAGAACATACGAGGGAATCAGCGTTTGTTCAAAGATTAAATTTACTAGCTTGGATTTATTGTAAGCAGTGACATAGCTAGCAATGTCTTTAGCTACAACCCCTTGAGCCACGAATCTAGTGTACTTATAAGGGAATGTCTTAGTGTATGCCTCGATGTTAGTAGCACCCATGAGTTTATGGCTTACATATTTGACAGCATCCACATAGCTATCAATCTTGAAGCGGCCATCCATCATTACCCTGGTATAGCTTAGTAGGTTGTCCCTATAAGACTCATACATCTCAGGATCACTAAGAGTAGTATTAATCTGATCAATTAACTCTTGGTTAATGGATTTCTTTACCTTATCAGGCAAGCATTGCTTGAATTGTTCAACAGTAAGTGCGTTCATTCAGATACCTGATCATAGGTAGCTGTAAAAATAGCAGGCTTACATGGATAAAGTTCACCAGTCACACCTTTAATAATCCAATCACCCTCACTACCACACATCACACCCTCAAGCGTATGGATGTTCACAGATAGAACATCACGGGTGAACTTACCGAAGCCATGAAGAGTAACCACATTGGATTGAATAGCCTCGGCCCACCAAGAGGGTGAACAGATATCCATACCTTTAAGCAATTGAATTGCTTCAATGACAACGGGTTTCTTTTTAAAGTAAGCCATAGTAAATCCTTAGTTAGAGTATCGGGTGAGTATAGTAGGATTTTGCTAAATTGTAATAATTTTCGGATTACTAATGAAATTTACGGAATAGTAAAGACCATTCGCATTTTTTTAGAAAAAAATAATTTGGGTACTACTCAGTAAAAATATGATCAGCATTTTGGGAATTTTTTAAATTTGGGTACCAACCTAGTACTTACAACTGGGACTTCCAACTGCAGAACACCCCCCGCCTAGCTTACTTATGTTGTTTTTCAAGCTATACCTACCCCACTTAATACAACACTGCGTGTGTGTGATGGATGGTTGTGCATAGTGCATGACCACTACTTGTTAATCAATAGGAGTTTGATATGTTTAAAGCATTAGCGATGGGTTGGACTGGTCTGGCTGTATTCTTTGCTGCATTCGAGCAGTTTGCGAAGATGTTGTTATCCATCTTTACTGCTGGTGCAGAGATGGCTGGTCAATTCGAGGATGAGCAGAGGCTTGAACGCATTGCCAAGCGTAAAGCTATGGAGGCATTGGAAGCAGCAGCAACACCAGCTATTACAGCACCAGTAACTACTAAGGTGAAATAAGCTAGTTAACTATAGATAACCTTCGGGTTATCTAAGTTTTTTTAACTTCCTTTACACAAATACCAACATCCAATACACAAACCTCCAATACACAAGAGGGACAGACAGTATTAGATAGGAGGGAGAAGTTTATTGTAAGAACATTTCTACACAGGAATCTTACGTCACAGTAGGATAGTAGGAAACCACTACATCTAGTGTCTATAGGTCAATTACACACTAGGGATAGTGTATAAATAGAGAAAAGCTATCAGTATTAGGAAACTGATAGTTTTCTTCATGCTATCCTTCTAGCCTGTGAATAACTTAAAAATACCGATACACACACGATACCTTAATACAACGCTGCGCGTGAGTTGTGGAATCTATCAACCACAAGGAGTTAATCATGTTTCGTCGTTTCTTAGAAGTTCCCAATACTATTGGTTCAATGACTCCAGTAGTATTTGAAGTGAGTGATGCAGAGTGGGTGAAAGCCCATAATGATTTGATTAAAGGCGTAGAAGCATTGTTCCATACGGATACAGAGCACTTCTACCTTGATCAGGACATTGGGCACAGTGCCTATATGTTTGAATAATGAGTCTCTAACACTACTGTACATAGTTACAGTAGTAGTTAATTTTTTAAGTCACCGCTGCGCGGGTGTTATGGCATGTTGTATGCCTTGTTCTTAATTAATCTTATAGGAGTTTTATCATGGGTTTCTCTACT